CCAGCGACGGGTTCAGGTCGGAAAGTTCGGCCATGGTGATCTCCTTTCAGATCAGATCAGTTGGCGTTGCCATAGAGAGCGTCAGCGAATGACTTGCGCGCGCCGCCTGCGTTGGTCGTCAGGACTTTGGCGTCCTGCATCGCAGCGCCCGCGCGGACGAGAAGCCGGATCATGTCGGGGTGGTTCCCCAATCCGGTTTCATTCAGTTGCTGTTGGAGTTCCGGGCTTCCCCACGTGTCCAAAGTCTTCAAGGCGGTTGCGACGGATTCCTTGAACTTGTCGCCGCCGATCTCCTTGTCGGCCTTGATCTGGTTTTCCCATTCCGTGACCTTTTCGTTGTGCGCTGCGATTGCAGCGTTCGCGGAAGCCGTCACGGCATTTGCCTGCCGATCAGCCGCCCACTTGAACGCATCCGCAGCGGTCGCGTCAGGGTTGGCCTTGATCCATTCGGTCGCCTCAGTCGAGAACGACGCGAAATCGTCGGCAAACATCTCCATGCCCTCTGGGGCAGTCAGTTTGAGATCCACATTGGCCGGTGTGGTGTTATCTTCCGTGGTGGCCTCGGTGGTTTCTTGCGCCTCGGGCGTGGTGCCTTCGGCAGTTTGTTGCGCTTCGGGTTGCCCCTCGGTCGCTTGCGGTGCAGTTGCCTGCGGTGCCTCGGTTGCCGTCGCTTCAGGCGCGGCGGTCGTCTCTGCTGTGACCTCAGTCATCTTGTTCTCCGTCAATTTCTGCCATTGCTTGCGCCAAGAGGCGGTCGTGCCGGTCATCGGCCTCGACCATCATGTCGGCCAGAAGGTGCGGACCATTCGGCAGGATCTGGCCCTTCAGGATTTTCAGCCCGACCGAACGCTCCCCCTCAAGGAAGTTGGACGCGGCATTGCCGGTGTAGGTCGTGCTGAAAACGTGACAGTGATCGAGGATGGTCCAAGCGACCATGCGCCCCGATTCCGTGGACAGCAGGCTTGCCCATGCGTTCTGGACTTCACGCTCATGCAGATCGAGAACGCGCCGGGTCAGGGCGTCCTGCTCGTCCATGTCGTCGGCCAGCCAGCCAAGGGAGGGGATGTCAGGTGTCATCCTACCCTCCGGTGCATTTGCAGGGCTTCCTCGCCGCGCATGTTCGCTTCAGAAATCAGCTTGGCAGCGTTCGCCATCGGCTCAACCGCTTGGGCCATTGCCGCCGCTTGCTCCTGCTGCGCGCGCTGTTCGCGCATGGCTGCGACATCCTCGCGGGTGCGAAGCGTTTTCGGCGGCGGGCCAACCTGGTCGGCAAATTCGCGCAGGGCCTCGTCGCCGTCGATCAGGTCCAGAACCTCGGGCTTGATCTGGGCCAGCGACCCGGCGAAACCAACCGTGCGCTCGATGGTGGCCACACCAACGGCCTTCTGCGCCTGCGCCAGAAGCGAAACGTATTCGACCTTCACCGGCATTTGCGCGACTTCTTCAGGGGCAGGCGGCATGATCCCGGAATCCTGCATGTAGTTGAACGTCGCCTCGATCACCGGCTGCAACAGCCCGTGGTCCAGCGCTTCCAGAACAGGGCCGAGAACGATCAGCTTTTCCTCATGCCGCTCTGCGATTTCGCGCGCGGTGACTTCCCGCCGATCCGACATGACGGTCAGAAGGAACAGATCCTCGAAGAATGCCTCCTTGATCCGCTGGCGCGTTTCGTTGATGTCCATGATCAGGGCGCCGATGTCCGGGCGCACTTCATGGGTCGGGCGCATTCCGCCCTTCTGCAAATCGCTGGTGTCGAGCGTCGTAACGCCGCCCGGAATGCCGCGTGTCCGCTGGCGAGAGAAGCCAGCAGGCGCCATCATCTCGGGCCGGTTCATGAGCTGGATCGACAGCGCCTTTTCGCGCTGCTGGACCTGCAATTGAAGCGCGTCGCCAAGCGCGTCCATGCCGGGGCTGCTGACCGAATACGTTTCGCCCGATACCTGCTCCCAACGCGGGCCAAGGATCGGCGCGTGAGTGAAGCCAGACACGGCCAGAAACTTGTCCGTCTGGTCCTTTTCCCAGTAATAGGACGCCCACGGCTTATCACGGGCCAAGGGCGACATCGGATCGCGATCAATGCGCGGCTCGATTGCGTGGCAAATGTCCACCCAATCTGAGAAGCGGTTATTGTTCCAAGCCGTCTTGACCCGGCTGGATACGTTGTCGAGGCCGAATTGCTCCACGACCTGCTTGACCGTCTTCCGGCAGTCATAATGAAGCGTATCAGCAACGCCGTCCTCATTCTCGGAAAGGCGATAGAGCCCCATCGGAAATGCGTGAGAGTGGATTACATTCTCAAAGTCGCCGGTGATCAAACCGCCAAAGGTTCCGTAGAGGCCAATGTCGCCATAGCAAGCATCCAGCGTCCGATAGATGTTCGACCCGCGAAGCACCTGATACATCCGCGTTTGAGCGACGTGCAGGTATTGCTTGACCGCCGGAACTTCCATCGCGCTGTCATCGTAAAGGCCAAGGCGAAACCACGGGCGCGACGGGCTTGTCATGCCGGACATCAGGCCAGCGCGCAGAGTGCGCAGCGCTTTTCGCCCGGTTGCGTCAATGATTTTCTTGTTGATCGTGGACTTGCGCCTGTCCTCGCCCAGGCTGAAGCGCCCGCGCGTCGGCTGGATCGCATCGCGAACCTCGCGGAAATGGGGTTCCCATTGCGAGTATTCCGCGTCCATGCCCGCGCGGCGCTGGTTCAGCGCCTTGATCATGTCTTTGGGCGAGTCTGCCATGTGTCAGCCGCCCAACACTGTCTTCTTCATCACCGGGGATGAATCTTGGACTGGTGCGTTCGATGACATGGCGGTCGATTGCCCACCGGAAGATTGCGTCCGTCCCGACAGGATAGTGCCACGGCGTCCGGTCGTGGTGTTGCGTTGCCCACCTTCACGATATACCGGCGTCTGGCTGCTTTGATATTGGACGGGTTCGGGGACACTTGGCGCGCACATTGGAATCTCCATTGCTGGTTTTGCCAATGATATGAAATTGTCGCGCCCTAAATTATGGTGACGTTCACAGCCAAACCCGCGACGGGCTGGCAATCGTGTCGGGATCAATGATGTTCATACGAACCACCCATTTGCCAGAGCTTCGCCGTCGCCACCTGCCTCGCTGACAATGCGGACAAAGGTCTCGCGGTCTGCGTCCAGAGGCACCACGGTTTCCTGCGCCGCCCAGATATCATAGGGGCCTTGGAACTCATCCTCGCCCGTGGTGTGGGCATAATCCCAGTGGACCCGGATGACGGGGCCGATCACTTGGTATACGGGAAACTCCCAATTTGCTTCTACTTGCATGGTTGTTGTTCCTTTCATCAAAACGCTAGCCGCGCGGAGAAAGTCCGATTCGCAGCGCCCGCACCATTACCCGAATTCAAGCAGAACCCGCCCGCAACCGCGCCATCAGCCGCGCTACCGCCGACACGCACCACCCGCGACGCCGGCGCGGAAGCGTAATGATAATCAGTTAGGTATGTCGTAGATGAACCCCCTGTATTGTCCCCGCTCAGAAAATACGCACCTGTATTCAGTATGTTCTGAATGTACCCAGAGGACGTAGGGAATCCAGAACTCAGCCGCGTATAGCCAGTCTTAGTTCCATCAGCAAAGTCAGTATAGTCGTTAGTCACATGGACGTTACCAGCCGCACCCTCGTTGACATTGATACCGTCTGCCCAAGTCCAGCAATTGCCATACCAGTTTTCTATTCCGCGATATGACATAAACGCAGTGTCGCGTGTGGCGCTGGATGCGCCCGATGTGGCATCAGTTGAGGCGTTACCAAGCGAGTTTGACTTCCCGGCCACAGAATGAGGACTGTCTGTCTGACTGGAAGACGACGCAAGGTAAGACGCACCCGTATTCCCGGCCCCAAGGTTTGTCTGTGTATCGAAGTCAGCGTATTCTGCCAGATATAGCATCTGGACAGCCGACCATAGCGCGAAATCCAGTTGATGCCAGCCAGTGCCGACGTTCTCGGCCAGTGTTCTGCACTCGTCCCGCGTGACGCCCACCAGAGGATACACGCCAGACACCGAAGCCAACTTGTCATTGACGAGGTCTAGGTTGCCAGTCATGTCGTCAAGGTTCAGGCCAGATTTGTAAGTGCTGTCTGTTGCGTCCAGATAGCAGGCGTCATAGGCACTGATGTAGCGGTAATCAACATCAACGCCCGCTTTGGTGAAGGCGGGGTGCAACTGATAGCCAGTCAGCGGAAGCGTCCTGATTTTCCAAGTATTTTGAGTTCCGACCAAAGTGTGCTGAAAGTAGAACTTCGGAATTTCGACCATGACGTTGCCGTCAGTGCCGTCAATGTTGGCCGCTGATCCGTCAGCTTTTTGCGTGCTGTCGGAAGGATTGAGGTAGTAATTGACAGACCCGTCAGCGTTTAGAACGCATCGCTTCATGTCTTCCCAAGGTGTATGCAGTCCCATGTCAGGCTCCGTATGTGCTTTGCGTATAGGTGTCCGCGCTGCTGTCCCAAGTGACGATAGAGGCGTCTTCGGTACTACTAAGCCTACGCCCGCCGAACGGCGAACGAATGCCGCTGAGGGGCGAAACGATATTACGCATGGGAGACCGCCACAACGGCGCTGGCCTTTGACGCCTCAGGATGCAGCAAGGCGTAGACGCGCGCGCCAGTAATCCCCGGAGCCAGATCGGCAAGCGCCGTGTTCAATTCGCCTTGACCGGGGTTGTATCGGATTGCGCCGGTTGTGTCGGACGGCGCTGACGCGGAGGCCGTCACCTTCACGTAGATAAAGTCCGGTCCTTTGTTCTGGAATGTGATCGTCGAGACGCTCGCGTCTGTAAGCTGCACCCAAGTGCCACGGGTAAGCGTAATGTCTGTGTCTTGCGCCATGCTGGCCTCCATTCATTCAGGATGACACCAGAATACAGGCCGCAAGCGCTCCGGGTTATGGTGACGTTATCCCCAAACGGGGTCATAGGCTTCATCGAGCCTATCGTCTTCGGCACGTTGCAGCGCGCGCCCGGTCACCGGATAGGCAAAGGTCAACGCCAGAGCGTCGGCAATGTCGCTGGACCTGACGCCGCGCTTTTTCATGTCCTCTTTCTTTTCAAGAAAAATCGCGTTGTTCACGTCAAACTTGTAGAGCGGTCCCGTCAGGTCCATCTCCAAATCCCGATCATCTGGTATTGCCCCGCCATCGCGCAGCCACTCGCGCATAGATGCCCACATCTCAGACCGCTTGTTCGCCGCTTTGGGCGCGCCCTGTATCCACCGATCCGAAGCGCGCCCGAAATTCACGCCAACCACGTTGATATTCATCTGGCGAAGTCTATCCACCACACCGCCGCCAACGCCGCCCTCGTCCACAAAGATTGCATCGACATGGTGACGCCCAAGCATGTCAGCAACATGCCCAACCAGTTGCATTGTGTCGATCTTATCCGAGAATACGATAGGCGCGATTGACCGCGCATCACGCCCCCGTCGCATATAAATCACGCTCCGGTCATCCCCGAACCTCGCCACATCAACCCCCATGATTTGCGCATCTGACATTTCAGAATACGCCTCCCGAGCAGCCGCGCGCCGCACCATGCCGCCACCAATGAACTGCATGTCGCTTTCAGCCTCATACGCGCCTTCCCAGATATGTGCGTATCGGTCTGGATCACCTTTCAGGTCAATCTGGCGTTCGGCTTCAAGCGTGTCCGAAAACCATGGGTTATCCCGCCATTGCGCCTCAACCACGACAGCATCAGCCCCGTGATCTGTTTGGCGCAAAAACACGTCGATAGGGTCAGACCGCAGGCGCGGGTTCCATGTGAACCAAAGTTCCGACCCTTCCTTTCGGATCGTCGGGCGCAGAATATCAAGGCTTCGCTGTTGCGCGGTCTGCGCTTCCTCCCACCAAACGATGTCGATGCCTTCAAGCGACTTCACGCTTTCCGCGTTCTGATCCTTCATGCCCTTGAAAATGCAAATCGACCCGTTCGGCCCACGGATCTCCGCTTCAACCACGTTGAACAGGTGACCGACGCCCATGCGCTGAATGCTGTCCACGATCAGTTGGTAGACAGAATCCTTGATGGAATTTTGCACCTCCCGCACACAGGCTATGCGCACACCTGGACGGCTAATCATGGCAACGACTATAGCCTGCGCCCGGTCCCAAGACTTGCCACTTCCTCGACCGCCCCACGCGCCCTTGTAGCGCGCTGACGTCTCCCACATCGGAGCAAATGCCTCAGCCGTCTGCGTCTTGACCTGCATCGCGGCCCTTTCGGAATTCGACTGCGACCGTCTCGACCTTGAGTGATCCGTTCAGATCCACATCCAACTTGTCGCCGTAGTGTCGTGCGTTCCACTTGCCAATCAGGCGAAGCCGCGTATCAATCCTGATGCGACGATCAGCCGGTTCAAGACTTGGGTCGTCCGCAATATCTAGACATTGATCAGCCAAGGCATGTGTGCCCTCCTCGCGCGCGCGCGAAATTGCCTCATCAAATTCGGGATACTTCTTTCTCCACCGCAACACCGTCGCATGGCTTGGCATATCTTGGTCTGAGCAGATTGATAGCAACGACCTACCCCTCATAAGATTTTCCGCAATGGCGTCTAAAATCTCTTCACTATACCCATCAGGTTTTGCCATCACGCGCGACCTAACCGTGTAGCTAGAATCCTGTTTTCAAGTTTTCTCAGGCTCCCATCAGCTCGGGCCTTCGCCTCGCAGGACTTCATGATTGCGATTGCTTCCGTCATCTTTTCAGCCATACGCTCATTGCCGTGCTTTCTAAAGAACCTTCTGTTGTCGCCCAACCTTTTGTAAACTGCCCAAAGAATTGCCGATCTTTTCTTCGCCACTTTCGCGCCATTCGCGGACCTCACCTCTGGGGGGCAATGCGGCTGGTCGCCCCCATCGGCCACATTGAGAAGGCGCGCGCCCTTTCCTTTCATCTCAGAGATTATTCTTCGCTCCGCCTCGGCCCAGTTTTCACATTCCTCCAAAATCTCCAAATCAGGCTCACCATTCTTCCTGATCCATCGATACAGTGGATAATCGCGGCGCGTTTCTCGCATGTGCCCTTTCAACCTAGAGATAGGGTCATTGGCCTTTCCTACATACCGTATTTCTCCCGTCTTTCGGCATTTCAGCGCATAAATCACGGCCATCACACATGCCCCCCGTGCGTTCCGTTGACGGACTTGCTGCATCCGTCGCAGATGTACCTGTGCTTTTCCAATTCGTGCTCCTTCCGGCATATAATACACTGGCGCCTGCGGGTTGTGCATGGCGGTGATCTTTCGTCGATCCTGGCTTGTGCGAGTGATCCGTGCCTGTACTCGACGCGGGCGCGAATATTGTTGAGGGTTACGTTGAAACGGCGGGCGGCTTGGCCATACGTCGCCATCTGATTTTTTATCAGCCACTCGATTGCCTGCTCGACAGGTGGCTTCGTCCAATCGCCTGCCATCTGATTCACGCTATATGCGCCCCCTCAGTTCCAATTCCGCCATTGCCTCTGTTCCCGCGTCGTCTTCCTCGTCCGTCAGGAGCGGTCGGGCTGCGGCGCGTAGAGCGATGGTTTCGTCCACAAGGCGGGCGTTGGCGGCTTCCAGCGCAGCTACGTCTTGCTCAAGCTGCACAATCCTGCCTAGCGCCGCGTTCTCGCGCTTGTCCTGCTTGTGGCGTCCGGCTTCCATGCGGGCGATCTTGGCGCGCTGTGCGTCAATGGTGGCCTGCATACGGTCGATGGTCTCGCGGGCGCTCATTCCCCGCCCTCCTTGCGCCGCCACTGCGTCTTTTTTCGTCCACCGATCACCTCAAGGCGCTTTTGAAGCACACCAATAGAAACCTGCGTGGATAGCTGCGATTGCAGGCGCTTGTCGCTCCACGTCTCGATTTTGTCCGCGATCTGGCGGAGCGTCAACCATTCGCCGCAGTCAAGAATGCTGAGAAGCTGTTCAACAGCCGTTTTCATCTCCCTGCGCTTTTCCGCACCAGCCTTGCGCCAGATTGCCTTTTTGCCGCCCTGCTTTTGGTCTACGTAATCGCGGGATGCATCGCCGCAGTTTGTGATGGACAGAAGCGCGCGGCGGGCCTGTTCCGCGTTTAGGCCGGTCTTGGCGGCAAGCTGCGCGGTTGTCTGCCATTGGTCAGTCAGGGCCAGTTGCAGCCGCTGGCGATTGGTGCGGCGCAATGCCTTTGGCGATATGTCAGCGCCTTTTGCAATGCGCCACTGCCCTAGACGCCCGCTTGTCCCAGCGCCACCGGTAACGATACGCTTTACTAGCGATCTGTTTGTCACAAGGCCGTTCAGCGCGTTTGACAGCCCATCATCCGGCACGTCAACATTCGCGGCAATGGTGCGCCGATCTTTCCAGCCTGGGTTTTCCTTGAGATAGTCCAGCACGGCTTGACGGTAGCCCATTGATCGGCCCACCGCGTCATTCTTTGACATGCTATCCCATGCCCCGCCGCCTTGCATTCGCGCATTAGCCGCGCGGGCTTCTTTGCGCATGAGATCGGCCATAGCGTCCTCATATGCTGACGTATAGCGGTTGCTCCATTCCGTCTTGGTTTTGATGACGGCTGGCGTTTCGCGGTCAGGGGTTTGGCGAACTGCAATTGTTGATTATCTTGGCAGCATCACACACGGCCCTCCCAAGCGAACGGTATCTCTCCACCATCATCAAGCCCGCCACCCGGCCTTCCGCCTGCGCCGTAGCCTGACGGCCCGCCTTGGTCGTATCCGCCGCCGGTGTCGTCGCGGCGCTGCCCGCCACCCATAAACGTCAGTTCATTGACGCTGCACTGCATGTAAACCTTGCCGTTGTGTTCCCGCGCGCTTGGGCGTCCCGTCACGGTCAGTTTGTCGCCCTTGTTGATGTGGCTTGCCAGCGCATTGGCGCGCTTCCCCCACAGGCTGCAATCGTACCATGTGGCGTCCCGTTTGTTCCCGTCGCGGTCCTTGCCGTTGTCCACTGCCAGCGAAAAGCTGAGAACGGCATCGCCGCCTTGCGTTTGCCTCAGTTCGGCATCCCTGCCAACCGTTCCGGCGATAA